ACTATGACTGACTTGAATGGTAATACTGTGAAAGTAGGTACGGCTATCGGTGTTGACCCTATCGGTTGGGCAACTAAACTTTAACTAAATAGGTAGCATCTTCGGGTGCTACCAGAGGAACTAAGATGTTAACTGAATTTTTAGAAGACATAGAACTATTAACAGTCCCAGAGGTTAAAGTTTGGGATGAAACATTAGAGCAAATGGTAGTTACGCAAGTAGCGGAGTATCGTACTCAAACACTACTTAAAACTAGACCACCTACTGAGTCTCAAAGTAGATTAGATATGGTGATTGGTTTAGGTAAACCACAAGCTGTTATTGATAAGTTTACTGTAGGTGTAAATCTAGGTAACGCTTGGGACTTCTGCGAAGCGTACATAACTTACATGAACGAGTTAGATACATGGAACAAGTGGGTAGGTGTAACTACAGTAGATGAAGAAGGTACAGAAACTACAACTGTTAGACCAGTAGAACCAAGTGCGCCTATAAGAGCTATTGATATAGTTGATACAACTTACGCAGGTAAACTCTTTAAGGAGCAGCGTACTACGGCTATGAGTAACCTCACTGTAACAGTAGGAGACTTAGTCTTTGATGGTGATGAGACATCACAGAATCGTATGGTTAGAGCTATTACAGTATTAGTAGGTGACCAACAAGTGCCGTGGACTTTAGCAGATAACACTGTTGCAATGGTTACACAAACCGAGTTAAAGAAAGCTTTGATTGCTGCAGGTGTAGCTCAGTCAGGTATGTGGAAAAACCCTAACACATAGGTTACGTACACAATACGTTAAAGACCTCACTTGTTGGGGTCTTTTTAATAATAGGAATCATCATGAAAATATGTAGTGATAAAACTATATTAGCATTAAGTAAGCTGGTAGTAAGCCCTGTATATGAGGAAAATAAGTTAGAAGTTAGAGAAAGTCTAACACTGAGGTACCAATGGAAAGGTGAGGTTAAAGGATTCACTATACCGGCAGGCTATATTTATGATGGTGCGTCTATACCAATTCTTAGAAGTGACTTTCAACCTAAATTTTTAAGAGCTTCTCTAGTTCACGACTGGTTCTGTGACATGTACAGCAATAGAAAAAATATCCCTATAAACTTCGATGTTGAAGAGATGTCTGAGGTATTCGGTGAAATACTAAAGCTTGATGGAGTAGGGTACCTGCACGCCGAAGCAATGGAACTATCGGTAACAGTATTTAAGTCACTATTTTAAGTTACTGATGCAGTTTATTAATATTTCTGGCTACAGTAGCTATAAACTAGTAAACTTGCACAATACTGCACACTTTATGTGTAACAATAAACCAGTCATTTTTTCTGGATAACTATAACGTAGGGAAATAATGGGCCATCTTATTAATCTTCTAAAGAGCTTTGTCAGTCCTGTAACACTTATAATGCTGGTGTCTTTACTATTTGTGTTTAGTGACGCAAATCCTTTCATATCAAAGTTAGTTGAATTACAGATTCCTACTAATGGCAGGGTACTGGCATTCACTACATTTCTGGGGTTTATAGTACTGTACGAACTGCTGCAAAGGGACAAACGTAGTTGTGATATAGGAAGCTCAGAGATTAAAGAGCACATAGTAAGCTTACAGGTGGTACTTGAGAAAGCTAACTTAATAAGCGATGTAAACGCTGCTTTCACTGAGTTCCAGGCTAATGAGAGAAAATTTATAACTGGTGAGTATTATATTAAAGAAATAATGACACTGTCAGATACACGTAAAAGACTTGGTGTTAACTCGTATACGCAGAATAAGCTAGAATTCTTAATGACTAAAATAAAACATGTTCACGTACCATAAAGGTTTAGTTAATGATTACTACTATAGGTGATTGGCACTTTGAAGTTATAGGCATACGTGCAAGAAAAGTTAAAGTTTACGGAGATAATTATGAAGCAGTTGCCACTATAACAGTTACAGATGGTGAACCTCATATAGAGGGTCTATTAGGTATAAACGGATTTAGCCACGCAGACAAAGAAGTAATGAGAAAGTACTTACTGTCTCAAGGCTTTACACACTTTACGTCTAGTAAGTTTGTTAACGGTGATAGGGAAGTTAGTGGGTTTACTTTAACAATTTAAAGAACAGCACGCTGTATAGTGTGTTAAATTGACAGCATGTATAGTGATTGCTACAATTCAGAATTAACGTTGCTACATAAGCATCAAGGGAACATATGAAAGTAAAAAAAGCCGAAATATTAAACGCTCTTAAAGCAGACCTAAAATCGGCAGATACTCTTAAGAATGCACAAGATTCCTTGATTGCTAAGTGGAAAGCTGAATATGATGGTGCACCGTATGGCAATGAGAGTAAGGGAAAATCTGCTATTGTATCAAGGGATATTAAGAAACAGTCCGAATGGCAACATGCCACTATTGTTGACCCTTTCGTAAGCACATCCGATATCATAAAATGTACACCTATTACATGGGAAGATGAAGCATCTGCTAAACAGAATGAATTACTCCTTAATACGCAGTTTACCCGTAAGTTTGATAGGTTTAACTTTATATCAAAAGCTGTAAAAGTATTAGACCGTGAAGGCACACTAGTAGTTCAGACAGGTTGGGATACAGAAGAAAAAGAAGTTAAATCAATGGTAGATACAGTTGCTATTGATGAGTTAGGTAATGAAACACTAATTCAGGAAGAAGTCTCTGAAATGGTTGTAACTAAAAATCAACCAACTGCCAAAGTATGTCGTAATGAAGATATCTACATAGACCCTACGTGCCAAGATAATATAGATAGCGCTGACTTTATTATTCATCGTTATGAAACTAATCTATCTACTCTCCGTGCAGATGGACGTTATAAAAATTTAGATAAAGTAGCTGGTCAGAGTTCTGAAGACATGGACTACGACTCTGAAGATGACACAGACTTTAAATTTACTGATGAGCCTAGAAAAAAATTAGTTATCTATGAGTATTGGGGAAACTATGACATGAATGGTGATGGCATAGCCGAACCTATTGTATGTGCATGGATTAATGACATTATTGTTCGCCTTAGTACAAGTCCATACCCAGATGGTAAGCCTCCGTTTATTGTCGTACCTTTCAACAGTATTCCTTTTAAAATACACGGTGAAGCTACAGCTGAACTTATTGGAGATAATCAGAAAGTTAAGACAGCTGTTATTCGTGGAATTATAGACAATATGGCACAGTCTAATAATGGCCAAGTCGCTACACGTAAAGGCTCACTAGACCCAGTAAACCGTAGAAAGTTTCTTGCAGGCCAAAACTTTGAGTTCAATGGCAGCTTGAATGATTTCTGGCAAGGTTCTTACAACCAGATACCAGGCTCAGCATTCGATATGATTGGCCTCATGAATAATGAGATTGAATCTATTACAGGCACCAAATCTTTTAGTGGTGGAATTAATGGTGGTAGTTTAGGAAATACTGCAACAGGTGCTCGTGGTGCAATGGATGCCACAGCAGTTAGACGAATGAACTTAGTTCGCAATGTAGCCGAAAACCTGATAAAACCTCTAATCCGTAAATGGATGTCATACAACTCAGAATTCTTGGAAGATGAAGAAATTGTACGTGTTACCAATGATGAATTCGTTCCTGTACGTCGTGATGACTTAGATGGGCGTATTGACATAGACGTTACAATAGCTACTGCGGAAGATAACGCAGCCAAGTCTCAAGAGCTTTCATTCCTGCTTCAGACAGTTGGTCCTAACGAAGACCCAGCAGTTAGACGTGAAATCATGGCTGATATAATGGACTTAATGCGTATGCCTGAACAGGCTAAACGTATTAGAGAATATAAACCACAAGTAGACCCGGCTGAAGAGCAAATGAAAAAACTTCAAATGGAAAACTTGATGCTTGAAAATGAAAGTCTTAAAGCCTTGGTTAAAGATAGAAATGCTAGAGCTGGTGAAAACTTGATTGATGCTGACCTTAAGCGTGCTAAAGCAGCAGTTGAAAATGCTAAAGTTAGGCGTATGAATAGTGACGCAGACATGGCAGATTTACAATTCGTTAAAGAAGATGAAGGCTATGCACACTTAGAACGTGTGGAGCTTGAAGATATTAGAGCTGCTATAAAAGCTAAAGAAGAAGCCACTAAGCACCTATACAATTTAGAACAGATGCTTGCCCAAGCGAAAACTGGTGATAAAAACATTGGAGTAATACAGTAATGAGTGTAAGTGAGATATTTGGTGACGGTAGAACTATAACAAGTAATAGTATGCTGAATAATACTAATACTAGAAAAGCAGCAAAGCTGGATGACATGGAACGTTCACAGAAACAGGAGTTTGTAGCTAGAGAGGCTTTTAGTGCTGGTGAAGGTAGTGGGTACAATAAAGGTTCTAATGACACGCTAGCACAGTTGATGGCTGCAAGTGAGCAGTACCAGCCTATAATGGAAGGCTCTCCTGAGGATATTCAGATGCAGCAGGATACTAATCGTGGTCTTAACTACGGTTTACTTGACGAGATAAACCAACGTATTCCTTCTTCATCAAGCCAGCAGCAACAACCTCAATATTCTGAAGAAGGTGCAGTATTGGAGAATGAGCTTATAGAGGATGCACAACAAAGTGCATTCATGAAAGCACAGGATATGGGCGATACTTCTGAAGAAAACATGAACACACTACTTATCCAAGAATTAAATACTAGAGGAATACAATAATGGAAGGTTTAGCATCAAGTATGGCACAACCGCAACAAGCTCCTGGAGCAGGTGGTGGTCAAATGCCAACAGTAGAAGAATTAGTTGCCTTGCTTATGGAAGGTATTCCACCAGAAGAATTAGAGAAGATGGGTGTTCCACCTGAAATGATTATGGAAGCTATTTCTATTCTTGAACAGCAAATGGCAGCACAACAACAAGCACCTGCTCAACCACAACAGTCTCAAGGTGGTGGATTAGCCCAACAGTTAGTAGGTTAATAACTATGGCAGACGGACTAGCACATTACTACGCAGGTGGTGAGGGACAGAATACTTCTCACTACTACGGCGGAACAGTAGATAAACCTAAAAGTAGTAAGCATAAGTGTACTAAAAATTGCTCTAAGCCTTGTAAAAAGCGGAAATAATTGTAATACACTGTAAAGCAGGTATATAATAAGTACATACGGTAACTAATACATTTTGTACGTTACTAAAAACTAACAGGACAAAGGATTCAAATAATGAATAACCTTGAAAACGAAAATGAAGAACAAATTCAATCTATAGAAAATGATTACTGGGCAGGTCTTAATAAAGACTTGGTAGAGCTAGAACAAGACCCTAGGTTTCAACGACTAGTTCTTGGTGCCTACTTTAAAGATTTAGCGATAAATCAAACAAGTATGCTAGCATCTGACAGCACAATTGCTGAAGGTAAACGAGGAATGCTAATAGAAACATTAGTAGCCATATCTCGCTTACAGGACTTCTTTATCACTGTTAAAAATCTTGGTGCAACTGCTCCAGATTATGAATCAGAAGAATAAGGGGAACTCAGATGGATGATAACGAATTATGGGATATGTCTGACGAAGACCTAGAAGCAGCTTATAAAGAAGCTGTTGCTAGTGCAAACTCACCCGATACCGACATTGAAGAAGCAGGACCAGCTGCTGAAATAGAAGAATTTGTAGAATCAGAAAGTCCTGACGAAAACACTGAGGATACTGATGAAACAGTAGAATTGGACAATGAATTAGAAGAAGATGGTGCAGAACAAACCGAAGGTGAAATTGAGGCCTCTGACCATGATGCTAGCGAAGAAGATGAAACTGAAGAAGTAGATAAAGACAACACTACTGAAGCTGATGAAAGTGACACCGACGGGAACACTGAAACAGCCAAAGAAGAAAGTTCTGAAGAGACTGATGAAGTTGAAGATGAAACGCAACCAGTACGTTCATACGCTTTCAAAGCAAATGGGAAAGATTATGAATTTTCTAGTGAAGAGATAGTAGACCAGTTTCCTAAGATATTTGGGAAAGCTATGGATTACACCAAAAAGATGCAAGCCATCAAACCTTGGCGTAAAACTATAGACGCAATGGAAGACGCTAAACTCAATCACGCTGATGTCAGTCTTATGATTGACGTACTGAAGGGTGACAAAGACGCTATAACTGAAGTATTAAAACGAACAGGTACTGATACCCTCGAATTAGATACAGAAGCGGATAGTGGCTATGAAGCTAAGGATTATGGTCGAGACGAAAGTGCTTTGGCTATTTCAGATGTAGTAGATGAAATAAGCAAAGATGCTGAGTATACGACAACTCATAATATTTTATCTAAAGAATGGGATGAGAAGTCATGGAATACTATGACTGAAGACCCTAACATGATTAGGTTACTGCACGAAGACGTGAAAAGTGGGATGTATGGAACACTGCAACCTATGGCTGAAAAGCTAAAAGTTTTTGATGGCGGTACCAAAGCAGATTTAGAGTATTATAAGTTAGCTGCCCAGCAACACTTTAGTAAAGAAGCTGATACAAAAGCATTTAAAGTTAAACAGGATGCTGCTAAGGCAACAAAGTTAGAGCAAAAAGCTATCCAGGATGCTTCCGATATGGAAGAAACTAGAAAGTCTAATGCTAAAGCTGAGTCAAGTAAGCGTGCTGTAGCAAAAAAAGCTTCAGCTAAACGTAAAGCAGCTGCGCCGACAAAAAGTGCAACAGCTAACAGTGGTGTTACTGACTACCTAGACGAATCAGATGAAAATTTTGATGAGTGGTATAAGAACCTACAAAACTCAATGTAAAAACTTTCGGGTAGTTTACTGCCCAATACTAAAACTAAATAGGAAATAATATGTCTTCTAACCAATATAATGCCGGTACCGATTCCACTCAAGGTGCCAATACTGTAATCCATTTTTATGACCGTGCAGGTGTTAAAGCTGCCAACCGTGTAAACTTGTATGGCCAGTTCGCAGATAAAAAGCAAATGCCTAAGAAAATGGGTAAGACTTTTAAAATCTCTAAGTTCTTGCACTTATATGACCGTGCTTTAGACGCTAGTGAATTTGATGCTAAAGGTTACTTAAGCGCACGTTCTATCACAGCGATTACTACTGACTTAGAAACAAACTCAGGTTTAGCTGAAGGTGCTGGTGCAGTTAACAAAGTTGTTTTGAAAAAAGTAACTATGGAAACAAGCTTAGCACGTTATGGCGAAATGCTTGATTACACTGACGAAGTTGAACTCTTCTCTGAAGATGCTATGCAAGTGCGTTATCGTGAAGAACTTGGTGAGTTAGCAAACTCTCGTCAAGAAGATTTACTACAGCGTGATATGTTAGCTACTCCTACAGTAATGTACGGCGGAACTGCAACAAGCATGGCAGAAATTGATGAAGATTCGCAAATCTCTTATGATTTAATGCGTAAATCAGTTCGTAAATTAGTACGTAACCGTGCTAAGAAAAACACTATGTTAGTATCTGGTGATGTGAAGATTGATACACGTACTGTAGCTAAAGCATACTACGCAATTATCGGCGCAAATGTTAAAGGTGATTTAGAAACAATCACTCGTGGTACAGGCTCTAACGAAGAGTTCGCATATGTTGCAGCCCACAAATACGCTTCAGCAGCTACGTTAGCTGATGGCGAAGTTGGTGCTATGCATGAAGTACGCTTCATCGAGTCTGAGTCAGCTGTTGTTTATGATAATGTTGGTGCAGCTGTTACTGCAGCTTCTGTGTTAGCTAACCCTAACCTATCTTACACAGGTACAGTAGATGTAGACGGTAAATACGATGCATTCCCTATCCTTTTCCCTACTGAAGGCTCTTTTGCTACAGTTGGTCTTAAAGGTCAAGGTAAAATCAAGTTTAACTCTAAGTCACCAGCTAAAGTTGAAAACAGTAATCCTTACGGAACTACTGGTTTCTTCTCATATAACTTCTTCTACGCAGGTATCATCTTGCAAGAAGATAAGTTACTGAAAGTATTAGTATCTGCTACTGCTTAATAGTAACCTGGTAATATGAATGCAGCCTCTCTTCGGAGGGGCTTTTTACGTAGTACCTTTACATTAAACACACAGTTTAATATAATTGAAAATTATAAATTAATCTAAAAACCCTCTTAGGAATTAGAACCATGTCAGACATCGAAGAACTAAAAAGTGAAGCAGCATCATTAGGTATTAAGCACAACGCACAGATAGGTGCAGATAAGTTACAAGACAAGATTGATGCCTACTATGAATCTCAAGAAACATCTGGTCCAGCAGTAGCTGCAGCAGTAGTTGAGAAAGAAAAAGAAAAACCTGTTTCAGAAAAACAGTGGGT